AGGGCCATGTTCGAGTTATGCTTGGTAAAAATCTTATCGTACTGAGACGGGATCATCTCGTACTTGCCTTCTACGCCGCGTAGGCCGGGGAGCAAAAGGTCTTTAATCGCACTAAGATTAACAGCCATTGGTCAAACTCCTTTAGCTGATGCCGGTCGGACCAGCGCCATTGGTGCGCATGATCTGGTTGTTGAATCCAACAACGACATGATTGTAAGCAGACTCTGGGTCCGCGCCATTCGCTCCCGGCGGGAACGTAATAAGATCGACTACGATAAACGGATAAGTGACCGTAGTGCCGAGGGCGTTCAGATACGCACCAGACTGACCGGTGCTGGTATTGCCAGAACCGATAGCATACTGAGCGTACTGGCCGACAGGCGAGGTGCCATACACAGACGGACTGCCGCTGATGTTGAACGTCGTGCTGTTGCCCATGACAACAAAGCGAGCATTCGGATCGTCAATAACGTAGACGATGACATCGGTGGTCGAATCCGTACCCGGCCAGTAACGCGACCACACGGTGCGCTTCTGCGAGGTGGACAGGTACTGACAACCAACAAAAACGCCAGCCAAAGCCTGTGCGCTAGAGGGGTTGCCCTGCACGATATAACCAGTCGCACCATTCTGCTGAACGGGGTCGCCAAAATAAATGGCGGCAGCGTTATAGGCAGTGCGGCGAGCAGTCTGGGAGAAAGTCGGAGCGCCACCAGCGCCACCGTAGTATTCTAGAAAACCGAAAGGCGCGTTCGCATTCGCCATGACGGGACTCCTCTTCAGGAGGCCATCATCGCTCATCGTGGCGAAGATAGGGCCGGGGTTAATTATAACCCTCCTCATCGTGGGAAGGTAGGCGCGTATGCGCTTGGGAACAGTATATACTAAATATGGGACTCTCTGTAAACGAATGTGGCCCAACAAAATTCGGCTACTAAATGTACGAAAAGAAACCCACGCCAGTTTCCCAGCGTGGGCTGCTGCAAGGCGTGATTTATCAGTCTTTCGGAACGGGCAGCGGCGCGTAGGACTTGTTGATCTTCGGAGCGGCCTGAGCATGGTCTCGCCCAAACTGACCCTGCGGAGCCGAACCAAGCTGTTCTTCCTTGGCCCGCATCTGCAAACGAGCGCGACGGGCGTCGGCATCCTTAAACTGACGAGTAACCTCTTCAGGACGCTCCATCAGGATCATCCCTTTACGCTCGATTGATTTAGCGGCCCCGATAGGCATCATTTCCGGGTGACGCTTGGCCGGTACAGGCTCCCAGCCAGTACGGTGCAGAGAGGTCATGTAGGCCGGGTCTTCCTGATTGAAAAGCGTGTTGCGCTTCCATTCGTAGGTCCAGCCGTCCGGGGCCTTGGGGGTGCGGAAGGCGTCCTGTCCCTCATCAGCCTGACCAATATTGCCCATAATTTCCTGCGCCCTCTTTGCGGCGGCAGAACGGGGATCGGGTTCGCGCATTTCGGCCCTCATAGGCTGACGGATGGAAACAGGCTCAACAGTCTCAGGGTCAACTTTCCGGGGACGCCCACGGCGCTTTGCTACAGGTTCCATTAGTTCATTTTCCCTTCTTTTTTCAGGTCCATCATGTTTTTGTGGTACTCGGCAGGGGTCATGCCCATCATTTTAGCCATGTCGGCCTGTTCGCGGGTCAGGGTGGCCCGGTTGGCAGGCGTTCCCGTTCCGTTCCCACTGCGGCTCACAGGCGTGGCAGCAGGAGAGGCCCGTCTCTGGGTGGGTGCAGAAGCCGCAGACATAACAGGTTCGGCGTCATAGACCGGCTCTGCCCTTCTGGGGTTCATTTTCAGCGTATCTTCGACGAACTCAAAGTATTCGTCGCTGTCAGCCGGGATTCCGTCTGCCGTGGCGATATTATGGGCCGCAATCATCTTCTGCATCAGCCGGGGATCGGTCACACACTGGGGGTGGGCGCGAACCCAGTCCGCAGAGCGCGGGGAAAGCTGGCTTGCGAACTCCTCAACGGGGTCCATACGCCTTTCCATAGGCTGAACCCGCTGCGGGGTCTGGCTTTCGAGGCTTTCCTTGCCCAAACGAAGCTGGTTTAGCTTCGCAGCCGTCTCCGACATGGCATAAGCGATGTTTGCCGCCTGTTCATTATCCCCGTTAGCCGTCGCGTTAGCATAATTGGCCTTCAGGATTTCCGTTTCGCGGGTCATTGACTCAATTGCACCGTTTACAAGGTGCAAATTGGCCTGATGAACGTCGGTTTCGGCCTTTGCAGCGGTATTGCTGCTCTGCCTAGCCCGATTTTCGGCCTCATACCGGGCAGCACGCTCGGTCTCAATCTGCTTTTTCAGGTCCGCAATAGCCTTTTCATGGTTTGAAGCACTAGCTTCTACCGGTTCAGGCTTTTCTGTGATCTCAAGTTCAAGTTCGGGCTGGGTCTCCGTGGCTTCCGGGGCCTCCAAAACAACCTCAACCTCTTCTTCCTTTTGCTTTTTTGCCATTTTAATTGGTCCTTTCACCAAATCTTGTCAGGTACGTCGATCTTCCCGCGCACGGAGGTGTCATCCAGCATCCGGCACAGGACGCCATTGACGGTAATCGGCCAGCCATCTGAAGGCCGGAACACGATCCAATCGTCCAGTTCAATGTTCATGTCCTTGAACCACAGGCTGTCATCACCCTCGAAAGCAGCCGGACCCTTCTTCAGGACTAGGCCGACCTTCGACTGGTATTGGTCTTCGGCGCGGTGAGCGTCTGGCAAGAAAATGCCGCTCTTGGTCTTTTCCGGCCTGACATAGACAGCAATCAAAATCTGGTTGTTATAGATTTCAAAGCTATCTGTGTTCCCGATTTGTTCTTTTAGAACTACTTTCGGGTCTGCGTCGTGTTCCATCATTCTAGGAGGCATAGGTATCCCTTTAATACTTAGCGGTTGCGTTGTTCGGATGCTTCTTGGGCTATTTCGATCATGTCTTCCATGTCGTTTAGAGCCGCGATTTTCCCCATCAGATACTTAAAATCAGCTACATTTTCGTAAGAGTTAACTGACAAATTATCCTTTAAATCCAATATCCTATGAGCAATCAGACGCTTTAATTCGCGCTGAAAAACCGTATCAATTGTTTGCATGAAACCCCTTTATCAAGCAAAAAAATGGGCCGAGGTTTCCCCCGGCCCACTACATATAGTTACTAATTACCAGATTGGCAACTTAGACCGGCTTGACATACTTCTTCTTGGCAATCTCGATCTTCTCAAGGCGACCAAGCCCGCCGCCAGAACCAGCGTCCATATCCTCGTAGGAACTATAGCTGCGGTGACCGACCTTGCCGCCAGACTTGCGCGGCATCGGCGGCATACCCGGAGGCGGACCACCGACCGGGGGCATACCGGGGGGCATTCCACCCGGCGGCATTCCCGGAGGAGCGCCCATCGGCGGCATCGGGGGCGGCGGGGGCGGCATTGGACGGGGCGGCGGGGGCATCGGAGCGCCCGGAGCCGGAGGCTGGTTGTCCATCTTGTGCGGGTTGATGATGATGTTGATGTTGGTCTTGCCGCTCTTCTTGGACTTGGGAGCGTCATCATTCATCGCATTCAACAGGCCACCACCCGTAGCGCGGGCAATACGGCCACCGGTCGGACGGGTGCCGCCAGTGTAGTTGCTGCCCTTAACGGTCATAGCCATGCCGCCACGCTTCAGACCGCTCTTATCTTCCACCCTGTCCATCAATTCGTCTTCGGTCATAGCGCGGGGTTTGCGGGTAGTCATGCCAGCAGTACGCTGGCGGTGTCCCAGAATGGTCTGGGCATCATTCATCTGGTCCAGATACTTTCCTTCGGCAGAAGAATTGACACCCTTCATATTGCGGGCAGCTTCAGCCGCATCCTTGGAAATATACCTCAGTTCCGCATCTGATTTAGAATGATACGGGTGTCCCGAAAGGGGGGTTCTGCCACCACCGGCCTTCTTAGCCGTGCCGCCCTTCTTCAGCTTCAGTTCCGAATGCTTGCCGCCGTGTTCAGCCTTCTCATGCTGGCGGAACGCCTTCTTGATCAGCTTCTTGTCCTGCGCTTCGTCAACCTTGCCACCAGCCTTGCGGCCCATACGCGCGGGCGGAACATACGCTTCGCCTCTGGGACCGGTGACCAGAGGGCGACGGCCAACAATGTCTTCGCTGCTCGCGGGCAAACGGTCCAGAGGGCGCGACGTAGCATTGCCACGGCGGACCGACTCAAGAGCGTTCTCAGCCTGTGCCGCCTTGCGGGCCTTCATCATCTGCTCAATGCGGGCAAAGTCAGCAGCAACAGTGCCGCCTTCCTGATAACCGCCGCAGGCCTTACCGCCACGCTTGTAGGGGTTAGGCTGGTTGGTCATGTTCAAGCGAGCGCGGGGAACGATGCCCAGACGGGGATCGCCAACCGGGGCGTTCATGGAGCCGCCGTCCATCTTGCCAGCGCGGCCACCCTTATTCAGACCGCCAATATGGGGCCTGCCAAACTCAGAGGCATTGGCCTCCTTGACGTTGCGATTGACCTTGGCGTTGATCAGGTCGCTGATCTTGCCGCCGTCCTTGCGGGCCTTGCGACCGGCGTTCGGCGTACTGGCGCAGCCTTCGGCCTTCATGCCGACCTTGCCGCCACGCTTATAAGCGCGGGGAGAAATCGGACGCAGGCCAGTCTTGGCCCCCGTGTTCATGGGTTCTTCAGGCTCCCAGCTAGAGGCGTCAACCTTCTTGTGGGGGTCAGTCGTAAGGCGCTTGGCCTTCTGCTTCATTGCGGCCCGTGCGGCCTTTGCCATCTCAGACATTACAGTTCTCCTTAGAGGGGTTAATCCCGACGTTGATGTTGCCTTGCAAGAAACACGGCAGCGGGCAACGTCGCGCCGGATTTGGATGTCAGTTTAAGAGCCTGCTCGACAGCAGAACTTCTGGCAGGAGGTACGAACCCGCCAGTTTTCCGAGGGAGGCCCTTGGAAATTGTTTCCCGCATTGCGGGGGTGATCTTCAGGGAGGGTACAGCCTTCAGACCCTTGTAAAGCAGATCACGGTGGGCAACGGCCTCCCCATGCGTATTGAATGGACCGGCCTCCATGTTTTTTGCGTCCGGGTCATCCCGCTTATCGCCAGTAGCCACATGGTACTTGCCCGTTACCGCGTGTTTGTAAACATCAAGATCAGCTTCGTAGGGCTTAACTTTAATGTAATCAGTGCCAAACTCAGCGGTATGTCCAATGGACTGCAATATTTTCTCAAGCCGTGACGGAACAATTTCTCCGTAATACTTGGTCATACCTTTCAGTCTTTTGGCGTCATTCTCTTCATCATCTTCTTTATACCGTAGCGCCTGCTCTTCACCGGGCGTCCAGATTAGCTTGTCATGACCACCGCGAGCGGCCTCTATCAAGGCCCGCTTCAGAGCAAGATCAGTCCACTTATTGGTAGTACCAACATAGGGGCCTTCAGGAGTTTTAGCTTTGAAGCCGCTATTAAACTTATCCATCGCAACATTGTATTTGCTCTCCGCCACTTGAAGCTGGTCAGGAGGAGCGCCAGAGCCGTGAAGGTCTAAATAGTTCTTATGAAGGGCAAGCATTTCATCGCGTAATCCGCGCAGTTCTTCGTCAGTCTTTTTAAACCCCCGCTTGCCATCCTGACCCCAGTCGCTCTGCACCTCTTCTAGATGGAGAGCCTTCTCATTGGTCTGAGGCAATGTCCGGTCAGACATGCGGAGATGGGCTACGACATTGGGATGATCTTCCCAATGCAATGTTCTGTACCCACCCTGTACGGTGAACGGATCATCGCGCCGTACTGTTCCGCCAATTTCGTTTGCCCTTGCCGCAGAACTTTCCGGGTTGTCGTATGTGCTATCAACATGCCCGTCGGCTCGAATAACTTTGTGCCGATACTCGGTATTTATTGTGGGCGGCAAGTGCAGCAGGACTTCGCGGTAATTCTCACCGCCGGGGATGGTGTACTTATGGTATATGGTAGGTTCTCCACTGCCGCGAGTGTGGAACTGACCTATAAAATCTGGATCAGTTGCTTTTTGTTCATCAAAATCTTTTTGGGTTTCTTTTAGATGCCAATTTCTAATTTCAGAATTAGCCGTTTTAAATTCTTTTTCATCTTCAATATCGCCAGATTGCGCTGCACGTTCTGAGGCCCGTTTTTCTAACCACGATGAAATTTTTTCTTTATCTTCTGTAATTCCACCCTTGCCGCCAAGCTGGGTCTCTTCCAGCTTCGGGGCATTGGTCTGGAAGTGCTTAACCAGATCGTCCTTTGACACAATTGGCTGACCGGCAAAAGCCTGATCTGCACCGGACCACTTCATGGTCTCCTGTGTACCCGGAACCTTCTGGACCATAGACATCATCTGCTGCGGCGTACCCTTGGCCTGCGGGATGCCCTGCGCGGCCTCTGCAGCGGCGTTGTAGAAGCCAGATTGGTCTAGCTGGCGGTCACCTTCTACAGGCCCGCCATAGGCGTACTGGGCGGGACGCTCGCCCTTAGCCAGCGGGGCAGATTCCGGGCCATTGAATATGTGGTAATTATGAAACTGCTGCGCGGCGTAGTCTGGGTGGATTTTCTGCCGCCCGTGATTAACTGCGCCGCCGTCAGCCCTGCCCTCACCGCCTTGCGGGGCGATCTCCACCCTGTAGTTGGTCGGGAAGGTAGGCCTCGGGAGGGATTTACCATCTTTTTTCACGCCGGGGCTTGGACCCTTTACAGGGGTCTTGGTCGGCAGACCGGTCCTTTTGTTCGGGACCATCTGAACTTGCGGGTCGTAATGAACGACAAACCCATTGGAGTCCTTGTAGGCGTTATCCTGCTTGCCCGTTTTATTCAGGTTTTGCAGGCCAATGATAACCCCATCGGAACCTTCAGCCTGCTTGTCCAAGGGCCTGTAGTCGTGCGTCGTACCGTCTACAACCCGGTAAGTCTTATCAGTCTCCCGGTCGTAAACTTCCCTTGGGAGATGCTCCTTATGGCTAAACACCATCGCAACATTGCTGCCGGTATCTAAGCGTTGACGCATCTGTTTCCAGTTTTGATGCTTGTTCTCTACGCCCTCGGTCAGGCCATTGACGGAAGAGTTCCCGCCACCCGGCTGGGATAGGCCAGTAGACGAATAGGTGTAGTGGTGATTGGGGGCAATCGGGTCGTAGTTCATCTTCGTGTAGTCGTAGAAGTCTACGTCCGGGTTTGCTTTGATCAGGGATTCATGCACCCGTGGGTCAATGTCTGAGAGGACGTTAAGCCGGACCGCCAGCCTATTACCCCGCATGGCGGCTGCTTGTTTGGCGTTCTGTATTTCGCCGTGAAGCTGTACGGCCAAGGCCCCCGGCTCGCTTAGGAAAGCCTGCGTCCTGTTCTTGCTGTTCTGGCGGGGCCACCAATCTTCCTGAGCGTAGTTGCCAGACGTTACGCCTAAGCACTCGTCCTTACAGATCGCACTATTGGGGCAGACCTTGAACTTGTTATGCTCATAGGCCGGGGCGAGCGGCATACCTATGGTTTCAACACCAACACCACCCTCCAATTGAAGGGGGGCCTGAGCGTCATATCTTGGACCAGCCTCATACCCTGCGCTGGCCTTTTCCAGCTTGGCGTTCATGGTCAGGAACGGCTTCACAGCGCCATTCTTTTCCCGTCCAACATACGGGGCCAGCTTGTTAGCTGCGGCCTTGGAATTGGCTACCTGCTGCATGTAGGGCAAAGACAAGTGCTGTTGGAGCGCGTCGGTAGTCTGGGCGGCTAGGTCCTTTGACGTAATCTGCTTGTCCGGCGGGGTAACCGCAAATTCGTATTGTTTGCCGCCATAGGCAAATACAGTCTTGGGACCGCTAGTTACTGGCGCTGGCATGGGCGCGACATCATCAATCCCGCCGCCGTCAGCCTTGCCGACGCGCCCGCCCATAGCCTTGGCGATCATGATGGCCTTACGGGCCTCCTTACATGCCTGCGTCCTGCCGCCAGTAGCGCGTTGCATGGCTTCACCACCAAAGAACCGCCAGATAGGATTCACGATGTTACTTGCTCCCCAGTCAGTCACGCGCCCCTGCTGGGCGACGGCATTTAACCCTCGGTTGCCGGTGTCCCCAGCCTGCGGGATAGCGTTCGTTCCGGTCAGTATGGTGTTTGCAAGATACCCCAAGGGAGCAAGAGGGGTTGCCCCTAGAGCGGAGAAGCCCGTTTGGAGCGCATTGCCAGCGGAAAAATTGTCCGGGGCAGAGAAATAAGAACTTTGCTTACCGGGAAGTGAGTCACCACCAAGGCTTCGCGCCGCGCCCATACCCTGCGTTTGAGCCGCTTGCGTAACTGCGTCCATGCGGGCCTGATTTGCATCTACCGGAGCAAGCGCCCCGATATTTTCCGGGCTGTACATGCTCTCTATTTTGGAGATTGCAGCGTCGGCAGCAGCCTTTTTACCTTCTTGGTATGAAGCATTTGCCTGAGCAATGCCGGGGCCTTGGCTGCTACGCTCCGCAGCCCTAGTGCCAATCTCACCCGGCATCACATTGCCGCCAAGCGTATCCATCCCACGGGTCCACGGATTGTTAAGGATGTATTCGTCGCTAGGGCTACCGAGATCGGTATTCTTCATATTCTCCCAGTCACGGGGGTCCCAGCCAGAGGGAACGCCGTCAGCACCCGTAGTCGGGGCAGCTTTGGCCGGGGCAGTCCAGCCTACCGGGTTACCGAAATCATCAACAGGGCGCGACCGTGCGTAATCAAATCCTTTAAACTCCGGGGACCAAGGCTGAAGTTCTTTGATATTAGACGTAGGACCGTATGCCTGCATAAGAGACCGGGTTGCATTAGGGTCTCCGCCATCGGCTATTGCGCGATTGTACTCGCTTAGTTGGTCTATAGTAGCGGTTGGGAATTGCTTTTTAAGCGCAGTAACTTCCGCAGACATTGGAACAACCTTGGGCTGGACCCCGACAGCCGCCAGCCTCTGGGGGAGCGCGTTAGGTGTGTATGGGGCGTAGCCAGTACCGCTTACCGGGCCAGACTCCTGCATCCGGGGGATAGCAGCCATCATGGTCTGCGTGGCCTGTGTGTTCTGCGGCGCTGACAGGGTGGGCATGGCCTTCATGCCGGGGAAACCGCCTACAGGGGCAGCAATAGGACCGCCTTCGGCCTTGGCAATGCCGCCCTTAGCGTAGCGGTTCTTGATGTCTACATGGCTTGGGTCGAAAACAACATAGTTGCGCGTTCCTTCTCCCTTGGCGCGAGAACTTTGATCTAAGTATTTAATGCCGGGGATACCAGCATCTTGCATTTTTTTGGAAAGCGCCCGCTGCCCTGCGAGGTCCGTACCATAATCGGTCAGGGCGCTGTGCAACACGCTCCCGGTCGGCTCGCTCTCTTTATTGGGAAGCGTCCCATCCCGCCACATTTCAATTTGTCTCCGGGTGCGGTTTCCCGGTTTCAAATGAGACAGGTCAGCGTTGCGGGCCATGTCTTGAACGATTAATGGCTGCTCACTCAGCGGCTTATCCCAATCAAGAAAATGATCTGGATGCGCGTTGATAGCGACTTCATACATATGCCCAGCTTTAGGCACATTAAACTTTGAGCGGTCTAAGGAGTTTGCAAACTTTGTATATTCAGGCCATCCAAAGTCTTCAGTATTAGCCTCAGATATTGCGTTGTCGGGATGCCAATTTGTCATTAGCTTTTCCCAGAAACCAGCCTTTGCATTTAAGCGAGACATTTCAGGGCCGCTAATCCTTCTGCGGTCAGCAACATCTTTTGCAGCCATAGCCTCATTATAATGATGCGATATTGGCTTTCCGTCATATGTTGTCTCATCTGGATCAATGCCGGAATTAACATACCTATATGTATTTGCTACTTCTGGATTTTCGGCAAAATAATGCCCATGCCCGTAAGCCTGTGCGCCCTCGCCCGATCCAATAAACTCATCCTTATATCGGCCAAGGGGATAATCCGGCTCTGGCTGTATTAGGTTAGGGGAGCCTTGATAAGCCTTAATTGGCATTACGACCTCCCGTAAATATTGGAGTGCCGTGAATTTCCTCACGAACATGAAAGCCGGGGATGCTCAGGGCAGGATGACGGGATTTGACCTCCCCGCCTTCGGCCTTGGTGATGTCAGGGTTAGACGGGTCAAACTGGCCGCTGTTGCCGGTGGCGGATTTGATTTGGGCCGGGTTTGACAGGGCAACCCAAGTATTGCCTCCGATACAAACGCTGTCATGACCAGCTTGACGCAATTGATCAAATAAAATGCCCTGACCGCGCTTATAATTTTCTTTAGCTAAAGAATATGTCAGATCGCTAAATTCTTTGGGGTCTTCGTAAACTTTAGGGTTCTTGGCGCTTAGGTGAACCGGAACAACGCGAGAGGCAGTATTTGTAGGCGTAATATTCCACCCCCAGTCCATCTTATACCCTTGGCTATCATTATCTTTGGCATACGATGATGCAGCATCCGTACTTGTCGTAAACCACGCGCCGTTTTTAGGGATATTAAACTTCTTAAAGTCGGCGTCCTTGGATGTACCATGATACAACACTGGCGGAGCCACACTGCCTTCCATATGACGCGCAAGGTTAGCCTCCCGCTCAGGATGGCCGGGGGGCAGATACCCGCTGGATACCGGCCCCTTGGCAATCATCAATGCTTTGCGGACATCCTTGGACATTACTGGTCCCTAGGGATCAGGCCGGGGGCAAGACCGGGCTGCTGTTCTTCAGGGCCACTGATGTCGCTCAGGTCCTGAATGGCCGGGGCGATCAGGGGCTGGATCACATCTAGGCTCTCAGGGTGGACCGCGATGTTCTGGGCCAGATCAATCAACTGGACATGCTCCTTGAACTTGCGGTCCTGATATTTGTCTTGGGCCTCAATCTCCTTGTCCTTCATTGCGGCCTGTGCCTTCATCTTGTCGATCTCGACCTTGGCTCCCTCAAGCTGCAACTTCTGAGCATCGATCTGCGTCTTGGCCTCGTCCGTCTTGGCCTTGGTCTGGGCGTCCAGCATGTGGGCGTCAGACATTGTTTGAGCGGCCTTGGCGTCGGCCTGCATCTTGACCAGTTCCGGGGGCGGGTTCTGCTGGGCAGAGGGCGGCGCAAGGAACTGGCTGGGATTGCTCCAGCCAATGGCCTGTAGCGCGGCGGTATCAATGGCGATGGGGTCATACAGCGAGGGGTTAGCCTGCTGAAGCTGCTTCAGGGCCATGACCTTCATCAGCCGCTGGACCTGCGAAGCCGTGTTGGGATCGGCCTGCGGGATCAGTTCGTAGTTCTCCAGAGCCGTCAGGAACGTCTTCTCGTCCCAAGGGGCGGCAGGCTTCTTATTCCGCTGCCAGAAGCTGTCAGGATGCTCCTTGAAGCACTCCTTCAGAAGCTGGAACTCCTCAGCCTGAGCCGCATGCATACGCTTATGGACCGAGTTCAGGACCTTCTGGGACTGCTCGATCTGGGCCAGCGTAGTTCCCACAGGAGCGTCCTGACGGCCTTCGCCAACCGCCGCCTCAGACGTACCGCCCAGCCGCATACCGGTCTGGGCCATGTTGTCCACCAGCCCCATCAAAGTTCCCGAAGGCTCTTTGTACGGCAGGGCCATGATGGCCTGATTGATCGGCATACCGCCGGTCTTGACCAAGGCACCGCCGCCGGGAGGAACCCGGAAAATATTAGTATTCTGCCGCGCACCAGTGTCAGACATCAGGAAGCCGGGGAAGTTGGCGTACATGCCAGCGTCCAGCAGTTCGCGCCAAGCAGCCGTGATGGCGTTGGTCGTATTGCCGAGAATGTGCAGCAAGCCAATGTCGTAGAAGCCCATACCCGGAACGTAGGTGTATTTCACAAAGGTCTTGCGGGCCTCTGGGAGTTCCTGCTGGTCCTCATTGTAGTTGCGGACAACCGACAGGACCTTCTTGGAGGAAACGTCAATCGTCACCCGGTACGGGATTTCGAGGCCGGTCTCCTTACCGCGCATCTTATGCTCGTAACCTTGAATATTGAGTTCGCAGTTACACTCGTAAATCTCGCGGTCCCGGTCGTTCGGGTTCATGCTGTCCGGGGCGATACCCTGCACAGACAACTTCTCGCGCTGGAGGCTATCCAGATTGCTCATGTTTGGGGTGGACAGATCAATGTCCCGGTACACGCCAAGTATCTGGAGGCGCTTAACCGTCGAGGGCCGCTGATAGGACCGGTGCGTAATGCGCTTGGCGTTCTGCAAGTCCGTCGCGTTGTTGTTGACGATCAGGTCATCAGCATCGACCGTCTCAGAGACGGGCCGGTTCCGCAGGGGGCAGAAGTAAACCTTCTTAAATGCCGTACCGCCGAAGCCCAGCATGAACAGCATGCGGTCGGTGTCGGGGTAATACTCTGTGGCCGTCGAGGTCAGGTAATGGTTCAGGTCCCGCTCGAACGCCTTGGCAAGTTGATCTTCTTGCAGCGTCGCGTTGTTATCGTCGTTGCGGATTTTCACCGGGCCGTCAGTCGGCAACATTTCAGAGCGGGCGTTGGCCTGAAAGCGCAACACCGCCTCCAGCAGAAGGGGGTGCCGCACCCTGTTCATGCCCTCGACAGGCGCTCCTTCTGCGGAGCCGCCGAGGCCGGGAATTTCAATCTTGAGTCCAAGCAGCTTGATGCCGGTCGAATGATCTTCGATCCAGTCTTTGCGGCTATCAATGTCATCAGAGATACCGCGCAGCAGTTCGTCCGAAATGCGGTTCAGTTCAAGTTCGGGAATGTCATCGACCAGATTATCAAACCAGCCGGTCGGACCTTTAGCTTCGTCTTCTCCGGTAAGGGACTTGCCGTCTAGGCTGATCGTGATCGAGCCGTCGTCATGCTCGATCTCCAGA